GAGTGATAGTCATATGCCAGCTATTATCTGACACTCTGAATATCTGGATATGACCGCCTAAGTCGTGACAGTCTTTAATATGTCTTAAGCCCTTAGCATTAGGCTCCGGTCTAGGTTTATCTATTATAAAGCTAGCATAAAACTTCTCAGCATTTAAACGGTTTATATGATTATACTTAGACAATTGACGCATCATATTGCTAGCAATTGTTTTAAGCTCTGCACTAGTGCGATCGGCACCTGCGTAGCTAAAATTGTGAAGTTCGGCATTAGCGCTAATAATAATGCCCTGCTCTGTGAATGATTTGATTTGCTGGTTTAAATTGTACATATATCTCTCTTTTTAAATTAATAATATAAAGATAAGCAATTTAATTTAAAAGTCCTAATCTTTTCGAAACTTTTTTTCGGAAATGTTTATCAGTAGCATAGACACCGGATTGACTCCGATGCCTGCGCTACCACCCGATCAAGGTAAAGAGAGAGAAACCCGATCGACTTACCTAACTGGTATGGAGGTGTTGGCTGCAATGCAGCGTGTGGTTACCATACCTTATCGATCCATGTTGCGTTTATAGGATGGATCATTCCCACGCTTGTATCTAAATATAAAATCCTTGCGGTCGCCTTAAGCATTTGGTTGGATTAACCTTCCTGGTTATTTACATTTATATAATATGAAATTCTTTTCGAGGATCCAACCGATCCGAGCAGAATGTTACGGAAAGTTTCGTCTCTCAATAGCTAGTAAACCGAACTAAAACCATATATACGCGCGTAAAGTGCGGCATGCATCTAAAAATACAATCTAAAAATAACGGCATATTGGGCTAAAAATCGACTAAAAATAGAACGCATAATGCATATACATCTAAAAATAGAAGCAATTCGTCTAAAAATAAAAGCATTCAGAATACTATATATAACACGCAAACGCATCTAAAACCAGAATATGCATCTAAAAATAGCCTAACCCGTCTAAAAATAGAATCAGCGCTTACGTCTAAAAATAGAGGTATACTGGACTAAAAATAGGACGTCCTTCTCCTCCATCTCCAGCCTCTTAGTTCGTGTTTAAGAACATCGAGGCCTGTATGGATAACTGGTATTCGAAGACCTGGAATAAAGAGTCTATGCCCCGCGTAAACAAATAGGAACGGCTGAAAGGGGCATTACCATCCTTCCAATACTATACTAGACACCTTTTCCCTACTACCTCATATAGAATGTATCAATATTATACTGGGAAACATTGAAAATATCTATGAGGGTCATCTTTCTATTAGACACCAGGTCGTTGCTGGGCCATGGTAAAAGTAAATACGTACTTGTTCGAGTCTCGCTCTACATACTCTTATTAACATGTATACTTATAATACTTGTTGTATTCGTTACGTTACTCTTCGTTGCAACGTTATTATTTAGAAGCTTATCCGTAAACTGCTAATCTTCTACTTAGTTTGGACGCACAGTAAAAAAGTGCCTACCGGAGCAGACACTTTTGAGTATTGTTATTGTTGTTTAAAGGTTTCGTTGTAGTATTGTTCTCCAACAGAAAAGACTTTTTTATTTTCAACACTTCTCTTTACTAATTTATAATTTAAGTAACTTTCATTTGAAGCATCAATAATCTGTTGCTCAAACATTTCTTTGGCTTGTTTAATTAACTCTCTTTTATTTAGTTCATTTTTAGGAATTATATGAGAATTTTCAATCAACCATTCTACTGCTGTTTGTTTCATTGTTATTGTTACTTAGTAATTAAATTAGACCAAATTTTTATCACCATATCTCTTTTAGGTGAGGGTTTTAATTTTGACCATTTATCTATCCAAAGTTTAATCTCATCTTGACTCATTACTCGTTTCATTGTGTTTAATCTGTAAGCAATTGTTTTGAGTTGTCTGAATTTCGATCCATCGCGGCATCTTGAATCCGTAACTGTGACTCTAATATTGTGATCATTTTGTCGCGACTTTGCATGTTGGATTTGAGTAATTCAATCATCTCATCTTGTGCCTTGATGATTCGCTCTTGCGTATCTAGCTTGTCCTTTGCTACTCGGAGCTGTGTGTTAGCTTCATTAATGATTGAGGCTGCGTTATCAATTTCTTGTTGTGTCATTGTTCTTGTTGTTTAGTAGGATCATATGGCCATCCTTGTTGTTTTGCTTGTGCTTCTAATTCATCTACACGGCGGCTCATTAAAACTAATTCTTTGCCTAGTTCATCAACATGTTTGCTAGTTCCTAATTGGAATCGTAACAATTCATTAATGAGCTTATTGTTATCTCTAACCTTTAACACCAACCCAATTAGGATCAATATATCTATTACTGCTATTAACATCATATTATTTTGTTTTAAACCATTTATTGTATACTTGTTTATCTCTAATTGTATTGGGCTTGATATCCGCAGACTTCATAAGTTTATCATACAGTGCCTTCATATCCTTTGGTTGCTGTGTAGCTGAATAAGGTACATGTTCTCTACGTTCATTATCAAAGTTCATGTTAGGACGATTCACTGCACTCATTATGCTAATCCTTTAACCATACGTTCAATCTCAATAATTGCCTGCAAGTCATCACACGTGTCTTTGTCATCGCGCAACGATTTGAATACTGGATGCAACAATGAATAACGTCCTTCGGAGTCTTGTGACAATCCTGAACACTTACATTCCACAATGGTTCCTAACAATGTTTTCTGATTGTCGGTAATATGTTGCATCATGGCTTCATTAATGCCGGTCGGACGGGTAACAACCTTACCATCGCTCGACTCAGCATTAACAGAAGATATTACATTGATATTCTTTCCGGTTCCGTAATTGAATCCTGTGATGCGAAGGTCTACATCCATCTCAAGTTTCATTTTGATTTGCCAATTTGGTTTGCCATCTTTCCAACCACCATCGGTTGCCTTAAGGATTGTTCCTTCTTGTCCATCTGCTAATGCTTCTTGGAACCGCAACAATGCTTCTTCATATGTTGCCACATCATGCATTTCAACTGCAGATATCATTGTAGGTTTCAAATCATATAGTGCCGTTGAATAGTTAACAATGCGCTCTGAATATGGTGTTGTTGAACGTTGATCAAAGTATTCATCTACTGTGATTGTATCCCAAACCGTAAAGCGTATTGACTCTAATGCCACAGAGAAGTCTCCATGTTTTTGTTGGAACTTGGCAATATGTTTCAATGTCTCTGCAGGACCACGCGATTCTTGTTTGCTTAAGATGCTAATGATAGATGCAATGATTCCGTTAGACTCATAGCGAGATACTCCATCAATGGTCAACTCTCCGTTCAATACACAATCAGGAAAGTCTGCTAACTCTTGCAAAAAGGTTGCTCCGGTTACTATAGTTGGCTCGCCTTGACGAGATTCTAATTCAACTTCACCGTTACGAATAATTGCATTGCAATAACGTCCATCCATTTTGATCTGTGAATAAGCATGTCTGCCGTCATTAAAGATAGCCCGTGCCTTCTTTTCATCAAATGAAATTGCTCCCATGTAAGGAGTGTCTTCAATAAGACCTTTAAATATTTTGTTGATGTTTGTTGTGCCCATTCCTAGGCGACAATCCTTTTCAATGATGCGCTCAATGATATAAGAGTCATCTGGAGTGCACGAAGCCAACACATGAACTAGATGTCCAATTGCTGAGTGACCTGTTACCTTTCTTGTAGACAAATCATTCAATGCATCCAATGCAGAATCAAGTCCCATTTCCCCACTCGGAAAGAATAGATAATCTGGAAGTTGTTTGATATAAAATTTAACACGCTTCGAATTAGCCAGGTACAACACTCGTTCTAAGAGTTCATTGTCTCGGTATTTACCCAAGATAACCATCTTTTGGTTTGTACCTGGCTCTGCTGCTATTTCGTCAAAAATTTGTTTGATTGTCATATATCTTCTTTTCTATAATATAAGAAATAATACATTCAATTCCAACCTTTATTCAATATAATATGCGCCGCTATCTAAATCATCAGTGAACTGTTTGATTATTCTAGCAATTTCATTTTGATCAATGGCTCCCTGAACTCCCTGAAGCGTTATAGGATGAGTTGGACCAGTTGGCATACCAGTTACTCGTTGAGTCAGTGACGACGTAATTTTAAATTTCCATCCGATAGCTTCATTTACAAACTCATGAACTATTTTAGTACTACATGTTGTTAGGTGTGGATCGTCTGACCATAAGTATGACTGCGTATAAACGAAAGGAATCATCCTTTCTGAATCCTTTGCAGACTCAATGAATATGAGATCAAACGACATATCGTAATTAGTAGGCTCATATACTGTCGCAACACCCATTCCAGTACCAGTTTGCCATGGCGTTAATTGTTCCATTGGCACTATAAACGTGTTTATGTCATGATGTATATTGCTTGGTTGAAAAAAATCAACTGCAAAACAATTACCCATTAAATTTCGTTTCGGCATAGATAATGTATTTAACATTGCACGTTTCGCCCGTTCTACAGTGAACGATTTAGTCACTACACCAGTAATCATGTTCTCTAGATAGCTAATAGCAAATCCGGATTTTTTTATTGCTGAATCATATACTAGCTGTGCTGTATTGTTATTATCGTTCAATTCCTAATTGTTTTAAAGTTTGTGGAATAAAATCTACTTGCTCGCACGACACACAATGATATCGTTGATCTGGTATTGCATTTACTTTATAACCATATTCATAAACATCTTGCATCACTACTTTGCCGTGAATGTGTCCGTGAATGTTGCGACTAACTCTGTGTTCTAGCTCCATTGTGTGTATCGGGCAGTGTGTCAAGAATATACCTTTATACTTCTCCATACCGGATACTGATTGTACGTATTTCAACAATTCCGGTACATGTTTTGGTAAATCATGATTACCTAATACTACACGTTTAATACCATTGAGTCGATCTAACAATGCATATGAGTCTGTCTTTTCCATAGTAACATCACCTAGTATATAAGTTGTATCACGCTTGTTTACCACACTATTCCATTGTGAAATAACGTGCTCGTCGTGTGCTTCTATCGACTCGAATCCTCGATGCTCAGCTACAAACTTATGACCTAAGTGAAGGTCCGCTATGAAACGTACTATACTCATTTTAAATAATTATTGTTCTGGTTGTTCTTGTTTTGTTTGCTCATACTGCCAACGACTTGATATCATATCTCGCTGTGAACGACTACGTGTTGATTGTTTTGCTTCAACAAGTTGATTCTCAGATTCTAATTGATCCAATGGCATCTTAGCAATCTCTCGCATCGATGGAGATAAATAATCACGTGGATCGATTTGGTCTTGAATTGTTTTCAAAAATTCATTGTAAGCTTCTCGTTGCTCAGTGGTCATTGTTTCTTTGTTCATACTATTTGTTTTCTAAACTGTTTGGGTAATATAATAACGTTGGATTTTTCTTTTGAATGTCAATGTCTGGATACTTATCAGCGAATGACTTAACATCAAATCTTTCAGTAATAAGATGAACTCCATTCTTAGTAGGTATCATTGATTCAATCTTAGCACCTGCAGGCCTTAAGGATGTAATAAATCTACTTAATTCTAAGACTACAGATGAATCCTTGGTATCAATATCAACAATCCAACGTTTCTCTTGTGTCTTAACTTGACCAACTACTGAGTCAAATAACCCTTGTTGTTTCAAGTTACCATCTTGAATGCGTTGAGCTAATGCAACCATCATGTTAAGTGATACATCGCGATGATTCTGTTTCTGTACATGAATGTAAGCACGAGCTTTAAACATTTCACATAATTGTATAATTTCCTCATAACGACGTTCTAAGTGATCAACGCTTTCAATGCAATAACTTTTAATAGTTCTTACTGATTGATGATTGTCTCGCTCTCCTGCAGGCTGATCCTTTTTACGCTTAAAAACATAAAGCATATAAAAATCACCAGTCTCTGAAAAGTTAAGTAATCCTTTTATTTGTTCTATATTATCAATCATTGAATAAATGTTATTTAATACAGCCTTGTACAAATTGCTCTACTGATTTAACACCACATGGGCAACTCATTGTTTTGCTGTCAAATTGACAATTCTTTCTACCTGACTTTTTCATTTCAACCCAAACATGTCGCTCAGCATCAATTGATGATGTTCGTCCCTCCGGCCAAATTGTTCGTGCTACACGCAAACGGTTTGTCGGTTCCGTTGTTTTTTTGCAAAGCCAACCTAATCGTCGAAGTTGCAATAATAATTTTGTTCTAAAGTTTCTTTTGTGTGTCATAACTCTTATTTTCTATATAATAAGAAAACAATTTGAATTATCCAACCGATCAGCTGATTATTTTAGCACATGTTATACCGTCTCCCCATCCTACGTGGCTGAATAGTTCTGGATGTGTAAATTCGTCGACTATCATAAACTGTACATGGTCACCTGATTCGACTAGAGTTATATCATTTTGATGAAGTAGAATTGATAACCTAAAAGGTACCGATCCAGTTTCATATTCAACAACCCATTTGCTTTTTGTTTGTATAACAATACCTTTCAATCCCACCATCTTTCAATATTATCTGACATTATCTTAAATAACAATTTACGAGAACGTTCCTGATTGTTACGAGCAATTTTTAATGCAACAGTATGATTGTCAGTATCTGTTTTATCAAATAATTCATATTGTCGACTGTATTTGCGGAAATATTCTGACAATTCATCCCGCGTAACTGTTGATTCCATAGTAAACCATTTTTCAGTTTCATCTGTTGCTACAAACTCAACATCTTGATCAAGATATTCCATGAACTCGTATTGGTATAAATCTTCTTGCTGGATCCGCGCTAACTTAGCACACAACAACATTATTTCAGCATCACGCGATCTAGTGTTAATATATTTGGCTTGTTTCTCCAATTTATGTATTAACACTTCATAAATGAAATGCTGATCCCAATCGCGGTCTTTCCATATGGTTGGTAACCAATTTCTTAAGTTTTTAACACCATAGATAAAGTCTTTATGGTAATATCTAGCTTTAAATCGCCACCACGCTGTAATTTTATTTAGCATATATTATAGTTTAAATAATTCATATGTACTATTTTCTGTTTTGAATTTAACATACTCAGGTGTTGATTCAACAAGCTCTACAATTGTAGTTGTCTGCCAAGTAAATGCATCACTGAATGGCGACATGATCAAACTAAACCCAACTGCCGGCAGTACATGTGCAGCTTTAAATCGTCCCATTTCGTTCCATTCAAGCCATTTGATTGCAACTGATTGTTTAGTTAAACCATCATGCTCTCGTACTAGTTTCCAATTTGGCTTTGCATTAAGCAACCTTGCCATTTCTTCATCCATTATTAAATCTCCATTTTCATTCATAGATACTAATATTTTAGGGTTTACTCCTGTTATCATAACCAATTTATTTCATTTGTTATTGGGTTCCATTCAAACGTGAATGGAAGGTTTGTATACATATATCGTTCATTCAATACCGATGCATTGAAGAAATGTGTATGTCCATTGTAATAGTGACCATAGCTTCCGTGAACATGTCCAAACACATGAATCTTTGGACGAATCTCATCTACACGATGACGAAGCATTTCGCAGCCAACTCGTATATTTTGACCACCGCCTGGTATATCTAAGTATCCATATGGTGGGCCGTGTGTTACTAGAATGTCTGTGTTAGCTGGAATATCATCCCAACGTGCTTTCATCTCCTCACCATTGCGAGGTAAATTAAATGCCCAATTATAGAACTCAGGTTGCCATGGCGATCCATATATATGGATGTTATCTTCTGGAGAGTCTCCGTTTGGCCCATCAAAGTACATTGTTAATTCTTCATCTTGCAAGTACTCAATTGTTTTGTAACCAGTTAACATACCTCTAGCTTCTTCAGGTTCGTCTTGCATCCAACGATCGTGATTACCCGCAATGAATACTTTTGTATCATAATTGTTGATTTTATCAAACCAATCAAAGAACATAATTCCCTCCATTGCATTATAACCCGAGTCCATAAAATCGCCAGCATGAATCAATAAGTCGCCTCCAGGTAAATCTAATGGTTGGTTATTGTTACGTAACGATTTATTAGTTACAATTCGATTTTGTTTTGTATGCGTATCGCTTATTAATGTAATCTTCATACTATATTATATAGAATAATGTTTGTATATCCAAATAAAAAGCCCTAACATTTCTGCTAGGGCGTAATAATATCGAGTTGCGGGATGATAAAGCATATAGACTAAATCTAAATCAAATGC